CGAAGATCAAATAGATGTAATTAACCAGGAAATTCGTAAACGTAAGAATAAATGGTTCTTAGACTCAATGCCTTGGATATCATTTGAAGATGTTGAGCAAATAATTCGAATACATATTTATCAAAAATGGGACCAGTGGGATCAAAAAAGAGAACTCAAGCCATGGATAAATAAAATTATAACAAATCAATTTAAAAATATTTTAAGGAATTTTTATTTAAACTTTGCAAAACCATGTAGCAATTGTCCGTTTGATAGTTCTATAGGTGGAGAAAATTTATGCTCTTTCACCAAAAGTGGAGCTCAAGATTCTACATGTCCATTGTATGCAAAATGGGCCAAAAGCAAAAAAAACGCTCACGATGTCAAGATACCCTTGAGGTTGGATGCTCAAGAATACGAATCAGCCAATGATATGGCTTCTTGTTCTTTTAATGTAGATGTAGCTATTGTTGCAGTACAAAAACAACTCAAGGAAGAATTATCCGAAAGACACTATCAGATATATGATATGCTTTTCATACAAAACTTAGATGAAGATGCGGTAGCTAAAGAACTGGGATACAAAACTAATGAACAAGGTAGAAAAGCTGGATATAAGCAGATCAAAAATATGCGCAAATTTTTTAAAGAAAAAGTGTTAAAGATAATTAAGAATAAGGATATAATTATATGAAATTATCAGAAGAACAAAAAAAATTCATTGACGAAAATTTTCAAAGAATTCCAGATTTAATTGAACTAACTAGAGCAACATTTAAAGATGGTACAATTGATGGAAGATCAAAACAGGGTAGGGCGGTAAGACAGTATTTGGTTTCTAAAGAAATTAAATACAAAACAACCAAGCACGAAGAAGTTAAACCGATAGTTTTAACAGAAGAACAAAAGCAGTTCATTGAGCAATACTCTCAAGATGGTATGAGTAGCTATCAAATCGCTCAATTACTGTTCCCTGATGACGAAGTTAAAAAACTAGGTAGAGAACAAAGAACTGTAGGCAATTATTTGGATGCAGTCAAGAAGAGAAAGCGAGAAGAGAATCGCGCAGAGAGAAATAAATATGATGGACCTAAAAACATAACAGAATGCATTGATAGGGTAAATTTGTATACTGATGCTGGTTTAGTGGAGGGTGAGATGAAGGCTATGGAGCGCAAGTCTATAGAGTCTTTGTTTCGATTTTTGAAGTCTCCAAGATTCACTCAAATTATTAGTAACTACCACAAAGAAGAAGATCAAGATTTATTTGAAGCGGAATTTATTAGAGCTACATGGGATAAGCCTGACTTAAGTGCAGATGAAATTAACTTGTATGTCAATGTTTGTGTTGATTATATAAATTTAAAAAACATTTCTTCTCACATGGAAAAACTTAATAGAATGTTTGACGAAGCTGACGAACAACAAGAGCTAACCGTGAGGCTTTCTGAATTATTGAAGACCAAAAGCGAGGAATATAATCAGTGCGAGAAAAGGCAAGAATCCCTAATACAGAGACTTGCTGGTGACCGAGCTAAAAGAATATCTCAACGTCAAGATCAAAATGCTTCAATATTATCATTGGTTGAGAGTTTTCAAAATGAAGAAGAAAGAAAGTTAATGGTGAAAATGGCTGACATGCAAAAGAAAGCAATCACAGAGGAAGCTAACAATCTTGAGTCAATGAATGAATGGAAATCGAGAATACTAGGTATTACGAAAAGTGATGTTATATGAAATTAAATAGTGATTTATATTGTTATAAAATTAACAAAGTTATTAAAGTTGTTGACGGAGACACTATAGATGTTGAAATTGATTTGGGTTTTGATATCTTAGTAAAGAAAAGGGTTAGATTAAATGCTATCAATGCGCCAGAATCTAGAACACGAGATTTAGAAGAAAAGAAAAGAGGTCTCGCAGCCAAAGCTAGACTAAAGGAATTATGTGAAGAAGGAGACTTGATTTTAAAATCTTGCGGCATAGGGAAGTATGGAAGAGTGCTTGGTGAGATATACACTAGAGGCTGTAACATAAACAACATTTTACTGTCAGAAAATCATGCAGTCCAATACTATGGCGGAAAAAGATAATTATATTTGCAAGGTTTGCAATGAATCCTTTTCTACTGAAAAAGGTTTGCATATTCATCTTAAAAAACATCAAATGGATTTAGCTACATACTATACTACATTTTATCCAAGAAAAAATTTACTCACCGGAGATCCTCTGCCATTTAAAAATAAAGAAGATTATTTCAATCATGACTTCTCCACAAGAAAACAGTTAATCAAATGGTGCATGAGTCAGAGTAAAGAATCTGCACAATCATATTCTTTAAAAAAGCTAAAACAAAGAATTGATTTAAAGAAATTAAAATATGGTCCAAATCATCTAGAACTTAAGATTGCGAAACTTCCAGATATAGATGTATACAAATATGCATTTGGTTCATATGGAGCTGCATGTAATGAGTTAGGGATCAAACCATTATATGGAAAAAAGATCGATCAAGATTTCTTTAAGGATGACAAGCACTTTGAAGATTTAAAAATATTTATAGACACAAGAGAACAGAAGCCTTTAACATTTAATGTTTCTGAAGATTTAAAGCTTGACTTCGGGGATTACACTGTTGGTGGAGAAGATTATAATTATACATATGTTGATAGAAAATCTGACTCAGATTTTAAAGGAACTCTATCCGGTGGCTTATCTAGATTTAGACGAGAATTGCAAAGAGTGAAAGATTTTGACTCTTATTTGTTTGTTGTGGTGGAAAGTGATTTAAATAGATTGCATAAAAATAATATGTTTGGACCTCATAAATCAAACTTAAAATTTATATATCACAATATGAGGTTATTAACTCACGAATTTGCCGGACATTGTCAGTTTGTATTTACTGGTACTCGTGCAAACTCACAATCTGTGATACCAAAAATACTCAAGCTGGGAAAGAAGCTTTGGGAAGTAGATTTACAATACTACATAGATAAAAATGGCTTGGATTGAAGGTAATCAAACTCGTAGGCACAAAGAAGAGGTCAACGAAGAAATATTAAAACTGGAAGGCTTCCTTGAGGAAAATGAGGCTAAGCAAAACCTTTACAAATTTTTAAGGGAAAATATTACATTTACTACGAATTTAGTAGCTGGAGTAGATTTGTTTCCTTTTCAACATATGGCAATTAAAGCTATGTTTGAAACTGATTACTTTATGGGAGTGTGGAGTCGTGGTATGAGTAAATCATTTACTACAGGAGTATATGCATTTCTAGACGCTATATTAAATCAAGGAGTTGAAATTGGTATACTGGCGGCATCATTTAGGCAGTCAAAACAAATTTTTAAAAAAATTGAAGATATAGCAGCCAAGCCAGAAGCTAGGATGTTGGCTAACTGCATAACTAAAAAGTCAAAAAGCAATGACGAATGGTTGATGGAAATTGGTAGAAGTAGAATTCGGGCCTTGCCTTTGGGTGACGGCTCTAAACTTCGTGGTTTTCGCTTTCATAGAATTATTATCGATGAGTTTTTATTGATGCCTGAAAGAATTTATAATGAGGTTATTGTTCCGTTTTTGTCTGTTGTTGAAAATCCCACCCAAAGAGAAGATTTGTATAATCTTGAAACAAAGTTAATTGATCAAGGAAAAATGACGGAAGAAGATAGATATGTGTGGCCAAACAATAAATTAATAATGCTGTCGTCTGCAAGTTATAAATTTGAATATATGTACAAGCTATATACTCAATTTGAGAATTTAATCAACAATCAAACAGATAAAGCAACTCGATGCATTATGCAGTTTTCTTATGATTGTGCACCAAAACAATTGTACGATCAAAATTTAATTACTCAAGCTAAAGCTACAATGAGTCAGTCTCAGTTTGAGAGAGAGTTTGGAGCTTTGTTTACAGATGACAGCTCTGGATATTTCAAGACATCCAGAATGGCTGCCTGCACAGTACCAGACGGAGAAGATCCGCATGTAGAGATAAAGGGTATGCCTGAGGATGAATATATACTTGCTTTTGACCCCTCTTGGTCAGAGAGTGAAAGTAGTGACGACTTTGCTATGCAGGTTTTGAAATATCACAAACATAAAGGTACCTCAACATTAGTTCATTCTTATGCTATGTCAGGCACTCCACTAAGAGAGCACATTTTTTATTTCTATTATCTAATTAAAAACTTTAATATTATTGCAATAGTGGGAGACTATAATGGAGGAGTTCAATTTATTAATGCCGTCAATGAAAGTGAATTATTTAAATCAAATAACATTAAAATTAAAACAATTGATGGAGAGTTTGATAAGATGGATGTGTATAAAGAAGAATTAAGGACGGCTAAAAGTCAATACAATAAAAAAGATTATAGATATCTGATATTACGCAAACCCACATCAGATTGGATTCGTAGGGCTAACGAATTATTGCAAGCTAACTTTGATCACAAGCGCATATGGTTTGGTTCTAGAGCAATAGACGAATCATACAATAAACAGAGAGCTAAAAAAATTCCAATTGACAAGTTAAAGTTTTTGAGATTATCAGATGAAGAACAAAAACAAACTGGTGCAGCAAAAATGATAGACTTTATAGAGCATCAGTATGATATGATTAATATGACAAAGAATCAATGTGCTTTAATTCAAATTACAACCTCACCTCAGGGAACGCAAACATTTGGTTTGCCGGTAGAATTGCGTCGGCAAACGGGACCAGATAAAGCCAGGAAAGACTCATATTCCGCATTGGTTCTGGGGAGTTGGATGGTAAAAATATTTTATGACATGAATAACACCAAAGCTCAAGAGGTCAATTCAACATTTACGCCAATGTTTCTATAAGTTAACTTTTAACTTTTGTAGACTTTTACTTTAACTTTGTGTATTATAATTTGTGAAAGAAAAAAGAAAATATACAAAACGGTCTGATTACTGGGATCAATTCAATAAACAAGATAAGCCAATTGAGGACATTTTAAAAGCAAATCAATTTATTGATACATTGCCTGAAACCGCAGGAGAAAGTTTTTATGTTCAAAGTTCTCAAGCTAATCATAGGCAATCTAGGTCCAATCCTACCGCAGGAAGGAGTAGTAGCACATACCGTGGTCCAAAAGCTCATAAATATACAAATATTAGGGAAGGTATACTACCATACGATTATGGTGCAGACGGCATTAATGTGAGGGATGCTATTGAATTATGTCAAAAAGCTTATGCCAATATTGCAATATTTAGAAATGCCGTGGATATCATGGCAGAATTTTCAAATTCACCCATTTATCTAGAGGGAGAAAACGAAAGGTCTAAGAAATTTATCGAGGGTTGGCTTAAAAAAATTAATATTTGGAATATTAAAGATCAGTATTTCAGAGAGTATTACAGATCAGGAAATATCTTTTTATACAGAATAGATGGTAAATTCAATAATGAAGATCTTTTGAAATTAAATTATGTATATGCTTCACAAACATTAAAGTCTGGAGAAATTCCAGTCAAGTATATACTCTTAAATCCATATGACGTAGTTGCAGATAAAGCTACAGCGTTTGAAAGTGGAGTTTATAAAAAAATATTATCAGACTATGAATTAGAAAAATTAAGAGATCCTAAAACAGAAGAAGATAAAAAAGTTTTTGATTCGCTTGATCCTAAAACCAAAAAACAAATCAAAGAAGGTTCTTTTAATCGTGATGGATTGAAAATAGAGTTGGATCCGGAGAAGTTAATATATTCATTTTATAAAAAACAGGACTATGAACCTTTTGCTATTCCTTTTGGATTTCCTGTACTTGATGATATCAATTGGAAATTAGAACTAAAAAAAATAGATCAATCAATATGTAGAACTGTAGAAAACGTAATACTATTGATTACAATGGGTAACGAGCCCGACAAAGGCGGAATCAATCCACACAACTTGAAAGCTATGCAAGATCTATTCAAGAACGAAAGTGTTGGTCGGGCACTTATTGCAGATTATACCACCAAGGCTCAGTTTGTTATTCCCGATTTAAATAAAGTTTTAGGTTCAGAAAAATATAGAATTGTCAACGAAGATATTAAAGAGGGTCTACAGAATGTAATTGTTGGTGATGAAAAATTTAAAAACACTCAAGTTAAAGCAGAAATATTTTTAGAAAGATTAAAAGAATCGCGCAACTCATTTCTGCATGATTTTCTTCAACCTCAAATCAAAGAAGTGTGCAGAAACATGGGTTTAAAATCTTATCCTACTGCTAGGTTTGAAGAAATTGATATCAAGGATGAAGTTCAATTTCAAAGAGTCATTACTCGATTGCTAGAAATTGGTATACTGACTCCAGAACAAGGTATTAAATCTATGCAAACAGGATTATACCCTAACCCAAGAGAGCTATCTGCAGAGCAAGAAGGTTATGTCGAACAGAGAGAAAAAGGATATTACAATCCTTTGGTCGGAGGTATCCCTATGATCGAAAGTGTTCAATCAGAAAAA